TAAAGATCATTTAGAATGGTCTAAAGGACATAACCAGGCCAGAGCTAGTAAATTGGGGATGCGGGAGTATGATAGTGATGATGATGAAGTCATCAATATAACAGAGGACGACAGAGAACCAGGACTTCCACCTAGCCCGTTTGAGGAAGGCGATGGCTGGAATGAAGAAGCCCTTGAAGATGTTGGACTTATGTATGTTTTAGATGGATTCTCCAAGATGGCATATGAGATAAAAAATGCAAGACGTGGTTCATATGGAATCTCCGGAGACACAGCTGAAGATCTTGTCGACGATCTAAAAATTGCAATGGATGACTTAAACGCCATTATTAGGGATATTGAAAATCAATTATATGAATCTGAAAATGTGGATGAACTGTCCACCACTTCAGCAGGAGGTCAATATCAAACACCATATGCATTCAAGAAAAAGAAGGATGAAATAAACGAGCGGAAGTATAAATTAGGTGATAAGTGGTCATCTGATTTTGATTATGAAGGAATGTTGGAAATGGGTGCGAATGCCACCATTGACATGGGATTGGAGGCATTGCAGAAATTATATAATTCATTTGAAGATGTTAACTATCATTCTGAGAATGAATGGTTAGGTTATGCAATTGAGGAGCTGGAAGATGCAGAAAAAGCATCAACGCGAGCTGCAGTTGGATTTAAAAAGAAAGCTGAGAAGTGGCTTAAAAAATTTAATGATGTCTGCAGAGAGCAAATATAATACTGTTTAGTATCAGGAAGGATAAATAAATTATGGCTCAACAACCAATTATACGAATATGGCCCGGTAGTGGATCATTTACCTCTGGTTCATCTACACCATATGGATATTTTGATAGTGATACTGTTTTCCAAAATGATGCAAACAAAGTTGCTGTTTGGTGTGCAAGGCGATTGGGATATCCAATAGCAGATGTTGAACTATCAGAGGAAAATTTCTTTGCTGCCTTTGAGGAAGCTACTATTGAGTATAGCAATTTAGTTAATGCCTATTCAGCTCGTGATAATATGCTAGCACTAACAGGGCAACCAACACAATCATACGATCTTTCTACTCAGTATGTACAACCCACATTAAAGGGCATATTTCAATTAGCAGAACAATACGGTACTGATGTTGGAGCGGGTGGCAATCAGGTGTGGTATACAGGTAGTGTAAATTTGTTAGAAAACCAGCAGGTTTATGATTTAGATCAGGCGGGTGTGGTCAACTTAGAGAGGGGTAATTTTGCTTCTGATCAATTCACCATCCGAAAGATATTTCATGATGATAGCTCACCATTAGCACGATTTGTTGATCCGGTAGGTTATAGTGGATTAGCAAACCAAGAATTGTTAAATCAATTTGGTTGGGGTAATTTCGGAGTACAATATACATTAATGCCACTCAGTTACGATGTTCTGAGGTTACAAGGTATAGAAATGCATGAACAAATTCGCAAAAGCGGGCATTCATTTCAACTAACAGCTAATCGATTGCGTATTTTTCCGATACCGACCGCTAATGCAAAGTTACATTTTCAATATACATTAGACTCAGATGCATTAGGTAGTATAGCTTCCGGAAGTACATCGACTGCACCTAATACCGGTTTAATTACAGATCATAGCAATATTCCATATGGTTTAAAACAATATCAATATATAAATGAAATTGGTAAAAATTGGATTCGTCGATTCACATTGGCCACTGTTAAAGAGATACTAGGCTTGATACGATCCAAGTACAGTGAAATTCCAATGACACTAGATAATTCAGTTACATTGAATGGAGATGCTTTAATAAGCCAGGCAGAAGCCGAAAAGACAGCGCTGAGAGAAGAATTGACAGAAATGCTAGATTCTATGTCCAATCAAGCACAACTTGAACGGAAACAAGCAGAAAGTGATGCATTAACTGCACAGATGAAATATTCTCCATTAAAATTGTATGTTAAATAAGGATATAAATGAAACTGAAACAATTATTGCAGTTTGAATCGATATTAGAGGGGGTATACGATCCTGGAATATTAAAATGCATTTTTATGGCAGGAGGACCAGGATCAGGTAAGTCGTATATTGCATCAAAATTATTTGGATTTGATACACCGTTGCGATCGTTTGGATCATCTGGCTTGAAAGTAGTTTCGTCGGATATTGCATTTGAGCAACATTTACGCAAGAACGGCATTGATCCAAAAGATCTGGCAAAGATATCGAAATCCGGTGACTATTCGAATATAGATACAATACGAGCAACAGCAAAAGCTCAGACAAAAAAGCAAAAATCATTATATGAAAAAGGGCGCTTGGGTTTGTTGATAGATGGAACTGGCCGCAGATATGACAAGATAGCTAAACAAAAACGGGCCGCCGAAGCATTAGGATATGATTGCTATATGGTATTTGTCAATACATCACTCGATACGGCATTAGAAAGAAATCGCCAAAGATCTCGAACATTGCCTGATGAAATAGTTACACAATATTGGGAGGATACGCAAGCAGTGTTGGGTCGATATAATGATTTATTTGGTAAAAATTTCCGTATAGTTGATAATAACGAAAAAAGACCTATATCAACAGCGGTTCAAAAAGCTATTGATAATTTCATTAGACAACCTATAATGAACCGAATAGGTCAGAAATGGATTCAAATAAGCAAATTGCTTAGACGCAAGAAATAAAAAGGAAACGATGCCATTATATAATTCCAACAGAGACGCGGGATTTTTATTAGGTGTGAATCGTGAGATTATGCATGGATATTCTTCTGTAGAGGTGGGTATTTATAAATTAAATTTGTTAGAAACCGATGTTGATATTTACGAAGAGAGTAAAAATCGTGCATATAAACCACCAATCCGAATATATGCTCAAATACGATTGGATGAAAAATCGTCTGTAGACTCAGAATTTGGGTTGGATTACGAGCGAACATTTGCCGCTGGGTTTCTACAAAGTGATTTGATTGATTCTGGTTTGTATTTGGAAGAGGGTGATATTATTGAATATGATGGTGGTTTTTATGAAATCGATCAAGTCGGTGATACGAATTATTGGTCTGGCAGAAATCCTGATACAATGATTGGTCAGATATTTGATGGCTGGGCTAGAACCGGTTATAGGATATCTATAGTTGCTCAAGCGCATCTTACACGGACAAATTCATTAAATATAATTGATGTTGACACCGGAATCAACGATAAACCAAATTTTGATGAACACAATGCCCCGAAATTCCTCTAAATTAAAAAATCTATTGCTTGAAGGTCGTTACGATGGGCTTACGACATATGCAAGTCGTAAAATTGTACAATTAATCAAACAAAATAAAAAGCGAGCGCGGTGGAACTTACGATTTCCAAGAGGGTTTGAGTATGAAGATGGTATTGAATTTCCACTTTTTATAGAATTCCAAATCAATATAACATACGGGAAAAATCCAAATGATATTGTTGGTAGTGTATATGATGATGAAACTGCAATTAGATTGGATTTAGTAATTGATCCTGCTACAATACCGCAGGCACTAAATCAATTAATACCAGATATTAAAGAAACAATAATGCATGAATTGGAACACATAGCTCAGAATATAGGACTGCGAGGATCAGCATTTAATCAATATGAGGAATATAAAAATTTATCTGATTACTTTTTATCTAATAAAGAAATTCCAGCATTTGTTCGCGGTCTATATAAATCAGCAAAAACCCTCCGAAAACCTCTGGATTTTGTATTTGACAGAACTTTGAATTATTATCGTGATAGATTATCCTCTGAAGAAATAAACACGATAAAAAGGACCTGGGCGAAATATGCAAAAGAAAACCTACCATCAGCTCGATGGTCTGTATAAATATAAATAAAGGGGGGATTTTCAATGGCTACTAATGATATTAAATATACGTCAAACAGCACAGATCCAAGAAATAGAGCATACGATCTTCGAAGGGATGATGATCAATTTGTTACGCCCACAATCAGTATATATGACATTGATTATGCAATTTTACACCATCTAAAGAATAATTTGGCGCTGCAAGTAGAGGAAAATGGTGAAATGGTTACGGTCCCTGTATTCTTTTCGAATGGTGAAACCTGGAGCCAAATTCAAAGACATGGTTATTTACGAGATAAAAGTAGAAAAGTTATGGCACCTGTTATGACAATACGAAGAACATCTATGGCAGAAGATGACCGTTTTACAAAATTAGACGTACCAGGTATTAACAGTCATACATCAAAGGTATTTTATAGTAGAAAACAAAATAACAATCAACGAGATTGGATTCATAAAACCAATAATTCTAAAAAGAGTTATACAACATATGTTACTACATTAGCTGATTTTGTGAAGGTCACGTACGAATTGTATATACAAACAGAGCTCACATCTCAACTGAACTATATAGTCGAGCAATTAATACCCGAACATCGTATGCCATGGGGTGATTCTCTAAAGTTTACAACGGCGTTAAGTGACACATCGTTCGAAACCACAAACCCAGCGGGTAGTGATCGGATAGTATCTGCTCAACTTTCCTTGGAAGTCGACGGTAGAATATTGAGTGAATATAGTTTAAATGAATCTGTTGTGAAAAAAGCACATTCTGTGAAACGTGTGGATTTTACAAACGAATCGGAACAAAACGAATTCTATGTAGATCAATTACCATTTGCATATAATCGCCCATCAGATCGTTCTTTACCCAAAAAAATATAAAACATTAGAAAATATACCGGTTTGACTTTTTTTACCAATATTTATTAATGTATATTGCAAAAAACAAAAAATGAGGAAATAATCGATGGCAAAAAATACATTTCTGTCAGCTGGTGTTTACACAAGAGAGTTTGATCTATCATTCTTGCCTGAAGAAATATCAGCAGTTGGAGCCGCAGTAATTGGTCCAACTACAAGAGGCCCTGCAATGGTGCCGATTTCAATATCAACATATTCCGAGTATTTAAGATGGTTTGGTGATGTGTTTTCATCAGGTTCTGGTGCACAGGAGAAAGATTACAAATATTTAACAACTTACGCAGTACAAGAATATTTAAGGTGGGGTGAACTAATTACAGTAATGAGAGTAATGGGTGATAATTATGCTCCAGCAGACTCATATGTTGCATCAGCAACAGCAGGACAAACATCATTCAAGCTTGTTGCATTAAGTGATGGTGAAATTACGAATAGTGGAGAAAGTGCAGCTTCAAGCGCTGGCTCCGGATCTGCCTCTGATTTAGTGGTAGGTGGCGGCGGCCTATTGGTTTCCGGATCTAAATATAATATGAGATGGGAAGTCGCAAATGTTGATAATAGTCGTGGTACATTCAATCTATTTATCCGAAGAGGAGACGATAATGACAGAAGAAAAATAATTTTAGAGCAATATGTTGGACTTTCACTTGATCCAAATACAAATAATTATATAACAAAAGTTATTGGTGATCAGACGCATGCTTTGCGTTATGATAGTTCAGGTGCTCCTTACCTCGAAATCACAGGTTCATACCAAAACAAATCTAGATTCGTAAGGGTAACAGAAGTAAAAAATACGCTAAACTATTTGACAAATGAAGGAACAGTTAGAGATGGTGCTTTAAGTGGTTCACTTCCAGCAGCAGTATCTGGAACATTTTCAAATGGTAGTGATGGTAATGTTTCACATCCAAGAGCGATGTATCATGACATATATAATAATAATACGCAAGGATTGAATCCAGCAGTAGCAGCAAATGGAAAAACTGCATACGAAGATGCAATCGATATATTATCAAACAAAGATCAATTTGATTTTGATTTGTTGTTTATGCCAGGTTTGATTGACGGATTGTCGGATCACGCTAGAATAATCACTCGTGCTATCAACATGGTAGAAGATAGGGGAGATGCATTGTTTGTAATTGATCCAACTACAAAAGGTTCGACCGTAGGACAAGCACAGACAGCCGCAGACGGTAGAAATACAAATTACGGTTGTTTCTATTATCCATGGGTTCAAATTACGGATCCTGATCTTGGTGGAAACTATTGGGTACCGCCTTCAGCAATTGTACCTTCAGTATATTCATTTAATGATTATGTATCTGAAAAGTGGTTTGCTCCTGCAGGATTGAATAGAGGTGGTCTTGATATGGCAGTTCAAACAGAGCGCTTCATGACACAGAATGATAGGGATAACTTGTATCTGAAAAATGTTAATCCAATTGCAACATATCCAAGAAGCGGTGTTGTAGTTTGGGGACAAAAAACATTGCAGAAAAAACGTTCAGCACTTGATCGTATCAATGTACGAAGATTGTTGATTGCTGCAAAAAGATTTGTTGCACAGACTGCGAAGACGTTGGTATTTGAGCAAAATACGGATGAAACAAGAGCAAGATTCATTAATATTACGGAGCCGTTCTTTGAAAGAGCAAGGGAAAGACAAGGTGTTTACGATTATCGAATTATAATTGATGAGAGAAACAATACACCGGATGTTATTGATCGAAATGAAATGAGAGCTCAGATTTATCTTAAACCAACAAAGACTGCAGAATTTATTATAGTTGACTTTGTTGTACTACCAACAGGTGCGGAGTTCCCAATAGATAATGCGGAATAAAATGAAATAAAGTTGGAAGTGGTAGAAATACCACTTTCCAGCATATTTATATAAAAATAAGGGAAATAAAAAATGAAATTTACAGCGTTTGAGCCAAAAGTTGCATTCCGTCATAAACTATTAATTAACGGAATAACTGCATATACGTGCAAAGCATCAGCAATGCCATCAATTGATCAAGGGGAGATTGTAATTGACTATATCAATACAGATTTTAAAGTGAAAGGAAAGTCCAGATGGCAGGATATTACAGTAACATTATACGATCCAGTAGATCCATCAGCAGCAGCTGAAGTTCATGATTGGATTAAAATCCACCACAACAGTGAAAATGGTATTGATGGATTTGCAGCAGCGTATAAAAAACAAATCACAATACAGGCGTTAGATCCGGCTGGATCACCTGTTGAGACTTGGACAATTTATGGTGCATTTATCAATACTGCTAATTGGGGAGATATGGACTGGTCGAGCGATGAGGCAAAGACCATAGAATTGAATCTTAAATATGATTATGCAGTTTTAAGCTAAATAAATTTTTTAACAAAACAGGAATATTATGAATAACAAAACAAAGTCACTCGTTCGACACATACTCACTGCATTAGGTACAGTTCTGGTTCTTTTAGGGCTAGGCGATGCAGCTGGTGTTATTGAGTTTGTAAATGGTCAACTTGATACTGTCAATGATGCAATTTTAGTTATTGTTGGATTCTTAACGTCGGTTTTCGGCTTTTTAAGAGAAAAGGATAGACTCGAAGACCAACCAGAATAAGTATAAAATATATTATATTAAGGGCACTCAATTAATTTTTGGGTGCCTTTTCTGTCTAAAAAATAAATATTAACCATATTTATTAGTGACACATTTTAATAAAGAAAAAGTTTTAAAATAAGGATGGATAAGTTGCAACCACAGATCAAGACTCCGGAAAAGGAAACGGCACCAGTTACCGAATCTAAAGTAAAATCAACAAAATTCCCAACAGAGATTGTTGAATTGCCTTCAAAAGGTTTATTATATCCAGCGGATCACCCACTATCATCTGGGCAAGTTGAAATAAAGTATATGACTGCAAAGGAGGAGGATATACTATCTACACAAAGCTATATTAAGCGCGGTGTTGTATTAGATAAATTATGCGAAGCTGTCATTATGTCAAAGGGTGTTAAATTTGATGACCTTTTAATTGGTGATAAAAATGCAATATTATTTGCAGCTCGAGCGTATGGTTATGGTCCAGAATACGAAACTAAAGTCAATTTGGGTGATGGTAACACTCTTCCAATAACTATAGATTTATTAAATTTGGAGTACAATTATTTAGATGACTCATTAGTGACGCCGCATGAGAATAGATTTCAGTTTACACTACCAAAAAGTGGGCAAGTCATTGAATTTAAATTGCTTACCGTGTCGGATCAAAAGATAATTGATCAAGCGTTAAAAAATTACAAAAAAGTCGGTGGCGTAATGAGCTCACAAGCGCTAACTACGCGCTTTCGATATATGGTATTATCAGTTGATGGCGACGAAAGCAAATCGGTGATTAATCCGTTTGTTGAAAATATGTTGGCAGCTGATTCAAGAGCGTTTAGAGAGTATATTGCAAAAATCACACCTGATGTAAAATTAGAGATTGAGGGGGAGGATCCAGATACGGGCGAACCCTTTCGTAGTAACTTTGAAATCGGAGTGGATCTTTTCTACCCAGACTACAAAGGGTAAGCAAAGAATACAACTGGATTTGGACAATGGGTTCTTAAATTTAAGTGAAGAATATAATGTCCAATTATACGATCAGATATTCGATATAGTTTATTTTTCAGAGGGCGCATTTTCATTTAATGAAGTTCGTAGTTGGCCGATTTTGTTGCGGCTGCATTATTTAACTCGTCTTGAAAAAATACTAAAAGAAAAAGCTAATCGTATTCAAAAAGCCAATCGAAGAAAATAAATTTTGTGAAAATATTGGAAATCTGCGATATTTTCTCTATAATTAGTAAGTGCAGAATAGTTATTATTAAACAGGATATATATGGGAAAGATATCAAAGGGGTTAGTTGGGTTGCTTGTCAAAGTTTTGACAGAACCAGCTCGCCGTCAAATGCCTAAAGAAGTTGATGCCGAAACTAAAAAACTTCGAAAGAGTTTAAAGAAACTGGATGATGGTATGATGGAATTTTGTAAAGAATATCCATGGAGAAAAATATGCCAAGAAACGTATCCTAAGATGTTTGGCAATGTGCGCTGGACAGATAAAGGTAAAGAAACTGTTGATATGCCATGGTTAAAAAAAGGCGAATTTGATCGGTGGGGAAAGTATAGTGATAAAGATAAATCTTCGTGATTAATTTAGGAAATATAATTGGCTGACAATAAAAAGATATTAGATCAGGTCAAAGCCGTACAGGTTTTAGATCAGCACTTAAAAAAAGCTAAACTATCCGCTGAACAGTTTGCATCTGTTATCAAAGCAATTGAGTTAGGTGACATTTCCGATTTGTCGCAATTAGAAGTTGGGTTAAAGAAGTTATCTAAGACAAAGTTTAAAAATATTGAAAAGCTGAAACAGGATTTCAGTTTAGCCTTTAATAAATCAGCATCAGCCGAATTAATCACATATTTTAATACATTAGATACCAGGTCAGAACAGCAGATTCGACTCCTTAAAGAACGCAATGATGAATATGGTAATTTTGCTAAGAGGGTCGATCTGGAAAATGAAAAAATTCTATCTCAACAAAAAGAGCAAACTGAAGAATACGAAGAACAGTTTGATATATTAGAGGATATAACTAAGCAAATAGAATCCCTTCCAGATTTACAAAAAAAGAATTTAAGTAATTCGTTATTAGTAAGTGATGCATATGCTACTCAGAGTGAAAAACTCAGCGAATCAATTCAAGAATTGCGTGGTTTACCTAATGTATTCGATAAAATTAAACCAAGTGCTGAATATGAATCGTCACTACTTGAGCCAATAGAAAAATTCACAAATCGTATCAAGGAGGAATTCGGCTCGGGGGATTACACAAATACTCGATACGAATTCCAGGGGGAGGTTAATTTAAGTTTGGCTGATGCAAGTGATAAGGTAGCTGCGTTCGTAAATGAAATGCAGGCGTCCATAACTGATAAATCAGCTACAATATCTGCTACCATTGCTAATTTATTTGGGGGTGCATTGGATCCTGATTTAGTCAATAAATACATTGGCAGTTTATCAGACGCCTCTATAACATTGGATCCAACAGAAATTGATGCTATAAAAAACGTCATTTCTGAACTACCCGAAGAGAAACAGGTAGAATTATCGTTCGGAATTTCTCAAGCAAAGGTAGCCATAAATGAATTGCAGCAGTTAGAATCTGTATTAGAAGCATCTACTCAACAACTCGATCGTTTAAAAACTGTTTCGAAACCAGCAATGTCAACAATGGAATCGGGTGTTGAACAGATAGTCCACCTGCTGGCGTCAGCCCGTGGCCGAATTATACCAGGTTGGATATATGAAACATTGCAATTGTCTAAAGCATTTGACAAAGTTGGTGCAGCCGTACAAACATCCCTTGAAAATGCAGCAAGTGCATTGGCAAACGGTGCAAGTTATGCGCAAACATTTGAGGTATTTACGCAGTCGTTAACTACTGAATTCGGGGCATTGGCATCACAAGCCGGGAGATTTTTATTAATAGTTGGTGGTGTTGTTATAGCAATAGGTTCGTTGGTTGCGTTAATGAAAAGCGTGCATGGATCAGCTAAACAATTTTCTGAGGAATTGGGTGTATCTCGTATTCAAGGGTTACAATTATATAAACAGACATTGGATATTACTAATGCTTTTGGAAATCAACTAACAACTCAAGAAGATGTGTTATCTGTATTAAAGAGTCACCAAGAAGCATATGGTAATATATTAGATCTTACAAACGAAAGTAATCAGGAAGCAGTGCGCTTTGCTAGCTCTTTAGGTAAACAGTACGGTATGGCAGCCGGTGAGGTGTACGGAATACAAACGGCATTTCAAGAGCTCGGTGCAGATCAAGAGCTATCACAAGGACTCACTGCATATTTAGCAACCGCGTCAGATCTATCTGGTATATCATTTAAAACGATAACAAAGGACTTGGCAGAAGCTTCTGAATTTGTAACATTGCATTTCCAAGGTATGCCGGAACAAGCCGCAAAAGCTGCTGTGGAAGTTCGTAAAATGGGAATGTCGTTGAAGCAACTCGGTACTGTTATGGATAAAACACTCGATATTAGTGGATTTACAAAAGACATGACTGAGCTTAACATATTAACGGGTGGATCTGCAAACTTGAGTAATTTCTTTGATATGCGATTTAAAGGGAAAGATCCGGAAGAACTTGCTAAAGAAATTGCAAGGCAATATGATCGTATGGTTGATTCAGGTAGAGCTAATGAATTTACAATGCGTAAATTTGCTGAAACTACTGGTATGTCGGTTGATGAATTGAAAAAAGCTAGATTGGTACGTGAACAAATTGGAAACCTGACCACAGCACAACAAGCTGCATTAAACAAGCATTTAGGTGATTTGGATGAAGCTACGCTAAAGGATGCTGCACGTGCAAAGGAAGCAGCAACACAGTTAATGACTCAAGAGAAATTCAATGTAGCAATGAATAAGTTGAAGGGCGAAGTAATGGCGGCATTATTACCTTTAATTGAATCTTTTGGTGAATCGTTAAGCTCAATATTACCGGTTATAGGCCTCATTGCAAAAGGATTTGGTGCAATGTTCACAGCAATCAACTTTATATTAACACCTGTTAAATGGTTGTTTAAGTGGTTAGGTGGTATTGGTGAAGCAATAATGACATTGTCTTTCGATCCAATAAAGGATAGTTTTGAATCGACGTTGGATGATATAAAATCAATTACCAAGGTTAGTTTGGAGAAGATTCTTAAGATAGTAG